TTCCTCCACATTCGGGATGTCTCCATCCGTTGAAAGGCTCTCGCCTGTTTCCATTTCGCCATTGATCACCGTGGTAATGCAACCCGCCTCCGCATTAAACTCATACGTCACCGACCTGGGGATGATGTTGAATGTCAGCTCCTCGCCACGGATATTATGCTCCGCGCTCACCGCCAGGTGGATGAACTGGTGCGGCATCAGGCTCACAATGCGAAAATTCGCCGCCAGTCTCAGCTCGATATCGGGATAAGGATTATTTCTCCAGCCGTTCAACAGGCCTGCCAATTGATTCAGTTGCGCCTGGCTGCTCACAACAAGATTGTCAGACGTGATCGGGTTTCCATGTGTTCCAGGGATATGACCAAACGAAAAACTGTAACAAGTTTTTTCCCTGCCTGAAGCGTCGCAGATCTTCCCGCTGATGTCGATCTGGCTCGTATCGTTGACCAGCACCTTTTTGGGATCGAAACTATTCTCCAGGTCCTGCGGCCCGATCTCCATGATCACAGGCCAGCTCGCACGGTCAGCAACGGGCACCATCTGTGGCTCGATGGCCAGTGTAAAGCGCCCATTCGCATCCACGAACGGTTTGGCAAAGATTGTGCCTTCTGCGTAGCTGTGGATCGCCCCCCACAAACTCTCAGCGGACGAATCCAATACTTTCTTGAGCCGCGTATCGCCAGTCAAACGCACATCCATAATTCGCGTTATGTTCGAGAGCACGTGCAACAAATACCACACCCCACGATCAATGGTCATGGATGGCATTTGATTCCATGCGCTGGATGTATTCGTCGCAAAATTGAGCACGGTGGGGAACAGCTCGATCTTATCCATCCACCACTGCGCGCCCTTGACCGTAAAGCTCGCTGTGCCGCCTTCCACGTTCATATCGACAGTCTCACCATCGATCCAACCCGCCGCAATAATGTTCTCGTGGCCTGGCTCAAAGCCAATCGACTGCCGTGTGCCAGCAAACCAATCATCCGACCATAGGATCACGCGCGCGCGATCGCGGACCAACGATTTATCTACATCCGAATACAGCTCCACCTCGAAGGCGGTCCCGCCTTCCTCGTAATCGACTGGCACTTCGCGCACCATCACCGAGCGCGGATTCTCCACTACATACACTGTGCGCACCCCTATATAGGATTTGCCATTCGCCGCCGTGACACTTAAATATAGATGATAGTTGCCCTCGGCATCATAGGTGATGGCTGGGCTGGCTGTGGTCATTCCGCTCGAAGCGCTTGCGCCAGGCGCATACCACGACCATCCCGTGATGGTGGATCCGAACACCCACGAATCACCTGCATCCTGCGGCTCGATGCTTACATCAGCGCCTTTCAGCTTGACCACCCAGTCGCTGCCCATTACGGGCACAGGTTCGAAATCTGTGTAATGACCGTCGAACTCAATATCATAGTCCGCCAGCACGTTTCCATCTCCGTCCACGTGCATGTGCTTTGGCCACGGCAAATAATCGGCGAACACCGTGATGTATTGATTATCCAACAGCGCCAATTGCGAAGTCTCTCCGATAAATAATGTATCGCTTGTGGCGGCCTTTCGCACCCGCGCAATCCCAATTTCACAGCCGCCAACCGTCAGGCCGATCCACACGGTCTGGTCAACCAAAACATCGGTATAGGCCCCCGCCGTCACGCTGTCAAACGCCACCTCCGCCACGCGATCCAGCGGAATCACCGCCTGGTTGATGCGCGCCTGAAAAACAATCGGCGGCATATCCAGGCCAGCGATGTACGCCTTGCTGAATTGCCCATTGGACCGCAGCGCAGTTTTCTCGGTTTCCGTCGCTTCGCCTGCAATCATAGCGGCTCTAGCATGGTAAACATAATGATTAAATTTTGTTTGATGCCCGCCATCCAACGTTCTTCTTTTTCAGGCCAGTTCATCACGCATGAAAAATCGGCATACGTATCATCGTTTTTCTTCGTGCGGATAAACACGTTCGCCGAAGGCCCAGGGCAAAACACCTTCAATTGATTACGCTCCTCCAGCGTCGTGATGGCCAACACCCATGACGCCGCCGCAAACCCCAGCCCCCTCATGGAACCATCCAACATAGCCACTATCCGTGCATAATCCAAAAACTCCGAACGCGGCTCTGTCACAGCCACCGTTAACGCATCCAAATTCACCATCCCCGCCTCTGTCGTCCCGATCATAAATTCTGCCATCACTCTCTCCTCTCACGAACTGCGGACTTCAGGACAACGCTCCCGCCAGCTCGCTCAACAACTCTCTCCGATTCGCGGAGATCATATTCCGCGCGGACTTCATCGTCAGTCCAGAAGCCAAATTGATCGTGGTGCTGTCCCCGCCGCGCTGATTGTTATTCACCACACTGCGCGTCATCGCCCGCGCAATCGCGTTCGGGTCCATCGACTTTTGTAAACCCATCACATACCCCTGCCCGCTGAGTTTTCCCAACTCCATAAACTTTCCACTAGGCGAGTGCATATCCAGCGCCTTTCGGATCGCATTCAACGCCGCCGTGGCCGCATTCTTGGCCGCCGTCACCAGCCACGCGATGCCCGCCTTGAAACCGTTCACGATGCCCATAATGATGTCGCTCCCCACCTGCCGCCAGTTGATATTCTTGAACGAGTTCACCAGGTTGCTCAATCCCTGCGAGGCGCTCGTTCTCAGCCACGTCCATCCCTGTGTAAAATAGAACTTGATGATGAACCACAGTTGTTGTGCCGCCGTTGTGATCCCGCCGAAGTTGGTTTTAAACGCCCAATACAAAAGCGCCACTGCCCCAATCATCAAAGCGATGGGTCCCAATACTGCCAGGATTGAAGCGCCCACACCAGCGATGGCAGCATTTAATCCAAGGATTGCAGCACCCACTGGCCCCGTCGCTATTCCTAAAAACTCTAGCACATTAACCACAATCGTTGCTGTCGCAAGCAATTTGACAAACGTACCAATTAGTCCAAATATCCCGCCCGAAAACGGATTGATGCTTTTGGTTACAAATCCGAGCACGGGAACAATCGCGCCCAAAGCAATTAGTAATGGGCCAATTACCGCCACAAGCCCTAATATAATAATAATTGCCTTTTTGATTGGCTCGGGTAAACTTTTGAACTTAACCATCATATCGTTTAATAACTGAATAACCTGCTTGGCAAACGGCAGTAAATATTGTCCAAATGTCGCCAGTAGATCATTGAAGTTTGCTTTTAACTCTCGTAGTTGCCCAGCGAATTCATTGCCAGTTCTGGCTGCATCGCCCTGAGCGCTTGTTGTTTGCTCCATAATGAGCGCATATCGGGCTTGCAGCAAAGCCGCCTGTGATAATTCTCCATTCGCATCAGCCAATCCCATTTCAAATGCTTTTTGCTCAACCGACGCTGCATCTAGGCGAATGCCCAGCGTGCGCAATGGCTCCATCTCTCCAACCAATCCAGCGCGCAATTTTATCAACGCTTCAGCAGTTGAAATATTATTGAACGACGACAGATCGCCCGCCAACCCGACTAAGTTCATGGAAAATTTAGCAGATTCATCCCCTGTAATACCCATAGTAATAAACAAATTTCCAAACGTTCCAGCCGCTTCAAGTGCCTCTTGTTTAGAAATTTTGAAGGCTTCGGTGGTTGTATCTGACCATTTCAAAACCGATGAAGCCGAATCGCCAAATACAACAGCGACCTTATTTGCGCTTTCGGTCATGTTGCTCGCCGCCATAACGCTTGTAGCTGCCATTGCTAAAATGGGCAAGGTAATACTTGCTGTCATCGCCTTTCCAACATTTTGCAACGTTGCCCCGAGCTGCTTTGCAGACTGATCCAGTGTTCCAAAATGGCCCTTGGCCTCGTCGACGCCTTTTTTCACCCCACTGGCATCGATGTTTACCTTTCCATACGCACTGCCTAATTGGATCGCCACGGCTCACCTTTTATCTTCTTGATCAATCTCTTCGGCGCGCTCGCGTACCCGCGCCCAATGCTCACTGATGACTGTTCACTGAACACTGGCTTCCCTTCCTGCAACAGATTCTCGATCCGCCGCCCCTCCACCAGGCAGGCTTCATCCAGCGCCCACGCCGCGATCTCGGACTCCAGCCAAAAGAACTCGCTCGGCCTGCAACCGTAGGCCGTCGCCATCGAATACAGTCTCCACAGGTTCGCTCTCACCGTCACGAAAGGATTTGAGCTGCTGCACCTCCCGATTGATAAATTCCATGATGGCCGATTTATCCGCAATGGTCAGCTCATCGATGGTGATGTGCGCATCATCCGCCACATCGCCGATCTGCGGCTCCACCAGCGCTACCCGTGCGATGGTATCCAGCAGCGCCTTGAAGTCTGGCCCGTTCTGCTTCATCAGATCCATGCCGATCTTCGTCAGATCAACCGAGTCTGTCTTCGCAGCGGCTTCCTCTGCGATGCTCAAAACCGATCCAGGCAGTCTGCCCGTCAACAACAAATCGGTCATGTCCATATCGCGCACCCGCACGTGCAACCCACTCGGCAGATCCATCTCATGCACGTGGCTCGCCCGCCACTCCGCCAAATTCATGCGCGTGGCATTCTGTGATTGCTTCAATGATTTCAAATCCTTAGCCATAATAATTTCCTTTCAATACTCCCCCTTCCCAATTGGGAAGGGGGTTGGGGGGTTAGGTCAGGTAAGGCGGCCTCAAGCCGCCCACGAGTCGCTGACGGCTCTTACGCCGTCGTGAAACTCACCACGGTATCCACAAGTGCCTGCTGATACACATCCTTCACGCCAGGCACGATCAACAGATAATCCGTGCTTGCGCTCAGGCTGCTGGTCGGGTTGAGCGTCACTACTGTGCGGCCTGCATTGATCGTGCGCGCGCCCGCTACAGGCACGCCCGCCGCAGTCGTCAGCATGATCCCGTTCTCAGCCGTCGCCACCAGCGCATTGCTGAAGGTCAAAGTCAGATCCGCAGAGACCGAAACACCAGTCGCCGCGTCAGCGGGCACAGGCGTGCAGGTCAGCGCAGGCGCCGATCCAGTCGCGCCTGGCAGGTCTGCCGCCGTCTCGTTCTGTACCCAGTCGTATACGCCGTTCACATCGTCATCGATGCCCAAGCCCTTGATTTTTACATCTTGCAACTTCTGGTATTCCAGCGGCGCTTCCATGCCCTCGGTGAGTTTGGCTTTATAGATGATGCAATGCACATCATCGTCGCCCTCGCCCAGGCTCTTGCCGTAGATTTTGAAATACGGCAGACGCAGCCCACCGCGCCGCTTCAGGGTCTTGGTCTGGTTCGGCGTCGTTCCGCTGGTGGTTGTGGTCGTACCAAACATCAACGCCAGCGCCTCCAGCGGCAGTCCAGTCGCCTCCATCTCCCACTCGATGGAATCCATCACCGCCACTACCACCGCAATGCGGTCATCGCCAGGCCCCTTGGCGGAATTGACAACTTCTTTGAACGAGAGCTTCACGCTCGCAGGCAAATCCACCTGCGTCACCCCGTTCATCGAAGTCAGCTTGATATCCGACAAGCCATACGGTTTCGCGTTCGTTTCTAATGCCATCTCAAATCTCCTATCGTAATCTCTTAGCTACAAATCTCAGCGAACCCAGCGGACAATCCAGCGCCAAGTCTCGCTGCTGATACACACGCACATCGAACTCGATGGACCATACCCTCCCGATCTTCTTCTTATTCACCAGATCGAACGTCCGATCCATCGCATCCTCGATCTTGTCATACCCAGTCCGCTGATAAAAATAGATCACCAGCGGAGTCTGCAAAGCGCTTCCAAACCCCGACCGAAGCGGGATCTCGGTCCCAAACTTGATCAGCGCCGTGGGTTTGATCTCGCTGTTCACATCAAACGCGCCTGGCGTTCCCTGCCGCGAGATTTCCTCGATGTCGTTGAACACCCCGCCTGTCAACACCGCCATCAGCGCCGTGTTCGCCTGCATCGCCGTCTTAACATCATCCGATAGACTCATAGTGTCACCAACCAAATAATAACCAACGCCGCCACAAAACCCCAAAACACCAGCACCGACGGCATTGAGAACAAACAACCTTCAAAGAATTGCATTTCGCTCTCCTTCGTGTACACCTGCCCCGCGGTTTGCGGGGTTCGTGCCCTTCGTGGTGGTTAAAGAATTCATTTCAACCACTGCTCCAGCTCATCGCTAAATAACCACACCGCCAAATTCACTGCCGCAGGCATGAGGCTGGTCGATAAATCCACGCCCAGGTCGGACGCATATTGATCCATCGCGGACCACTCGCTTTCCCCACGCATCCACCCGCGCAGGGACGAAGTAAACTCCGACTCGGGCATCAGCACCGCCGTCTTGTAGCACAAACAGTTCGGGTGCTGCGGCAGCTCGATCTCACCCACTGAATAAATCCCTTGCCCGTCCCGCCCGCCTGCAACCGTATCGTCACAGATGTCCGTCTCAGGATGCGCCGCCGAAAGATGCACCTGCTCTTCCTTCACCCACGGTTGCTGCGCCATCATGCGGTCCGTGGCCAGGCTGTGAACCTTCTGGATCTCCGTCCGCGCCAGGCGCAGCGCGTTATAAGTCACGCCCGAGCCATCACACGCAGTACCCGATAACAAACCAGCCACATCGCCCGAAGCGATATCCGACTTCGTCCGTCCATACAACCGCGTGCTCGTCCATCGCGGACAGTCCCCACCCGCTCCAAGAAATTGCTCCAGCGCCTTCGCAATATTCCATGCCGAATCTCCCTGCTGAATGCCGTTCATCAGCACCATGTTGATCCCGTCCCGCGCCTCGCGGTCGATCCGCCAAATGCGTCCGCTCAACACCATGCTGTCCCCATGCAGATACTCGCTCGCCACATCCAGCAACATCCTCAGCTGCGGATCAAACACCCCATCTGTAATCCCCTCGTTCAACGGACTGCGGAATTCATTCCGCAAACCTTCCAACTTTTCAACCTTCAAACCTTCAACCAATAAACGATCATGAAACACCGCCTCCACCCCAAAAGCGATCATGCCCGCCTCGCGCCGCACCTGCATAAACTCCGCCTGCCACTGCGTCCACGTATCACCCCACGCCCGCATCAGATCCGATTGCACCGCGAATCCACTTGTGCCATCCAATACCTGCTCCTTGCCACCGTTTCGAAGCAGGGACCCCTGAGCCTTATCCCTGAATTCCAGCATCAGTTCATGCGTGCGCCCCGTGAAATAAACCTGCAAACGCATCAGCGCCCGAAACGATGCCTGATACATCCGTCCAAGCGCAATGCCGTCCAACTGACTGATCAAGTCGCTCTGAGTGGATGCCATTAGATACTTACGCCCTTCAGGTTCTGCGCGAACTGCTCCACGCTAAAACCATCCATGTTCAAAATATCAACGTCCACATCCCGCAGGAAACTCGCCATCAGCAACTGGATGATCTCGTCCTTCACACCCAGCAGCTTCAACCGCGAACCCGCATCCGCCAGGTCCCGCAGATCCGCAGGCGAAAGGCTCTTCGCCTTGCGCCAAATGATCTTATAGTCCACGTTCGCAGGATAGATCCCCTGCAGCATCCACTGCCGTTCCAACAGTGGCTGAAGGATCTCCAACGAAGTCCACTCGCGCCCCTGGTTCAAGATCTCCTCGTATTGTTCTTTCTTCTCCCCCAAAATATCGCGGTTCAGGTTTGCGCCATACGCGATCAACTCCATCGGCACATCGCTCGCCGTAAACATCGTCGCAATATTGTGCTCCACATCCCCGATCTTATCGATATTTCCATCCCCCTGTACCACCGTCAGGGAGGATGCCTTATTCGAGAAGAAGTCGATCACCGCCGCCAATTTTCCCAACGTTGCCTTATTGCTCTCCTTGTACGCCTCGACATCCGCGCCTGAACCTTCCACCACATGATGGCGGATCTGCGCCCCGCCAATTTTGCGTCGCACCGCCACATTCAACTCCCCATCCTCCACATACTTGAAATGCTTGCGTGCCGATTTCATCATCGGTGTCCCATAGCGATGCTCCTCGTCATGGTTCCACCGCGCCTGGATGATCTGCCACTGGGCAAACCACAAAGCATCCTTCGGCGGCTCCCCGCCAAAAGACTCTCCCATCCAAAACGCCCGCTCGGGGTTGTCAAACTCATCCGCCTTGTTCGAAGCCCTGTGCATCGCCAGCGTAGGCTTGCGCGTCACCTTCGAAACATTCAAAGCCTCATCGATGGATAATTCCAGGAACGAATCCCCATCCCGCATCGAAAGCCGCAGCCAATCTTCCAGCCGCTGATTCAAACTCAAGCGCTTTTGCAGATCGACCGCCACCGCCTTCGCCGCCGCATCCTCCGTCTGGATGATGAACCCATTGCGCAACAAATCCCGCGCATAATCTCGGTGCATTTTCTCCACTCGTGGATCCCCCTCATACATCTCACGGCAATCCTTAATCACCGCCTTCCGCGACCTCTCCACCCGAAACTGATCCATCATCCCATCAGGGATCACCGCCGCAGGCGCACCACTCCCTCTCCCATCGGGAGAAGGCTGGGGTGAGGGTGGATTGAAAAACGCATTGACTCTATCGCGCAAAGATGCCATGTTATCCTCTAAATGTATCCTGCAACATTCGTTCTAACTTTGGCAGGTTCTGTTCCATCGTGCTCATCACCACGGCGTATTTACCGCCATTCGATAATTCCAAAAATTTCCCATAAAATACGGTATGCCCCAACGTCACGATTAACGTATCCGCATCCCCGCTC